ATTCACATTAAAGTCGGCCCCGGCTGTTGCGTTCTCTTCTACGGTTGTCAGCTTGTCGCCCTCTGCAGTGTTAAGATCCCGGAGCTGTGTCGGCCTGTTCGCTACATTCACATTAAAGTCGGCCCCGGCTGTTGCGTTCTCTTCTACGGTTGTCAGCTTGTCGCCCTCTGCAGTGTTTATATCCGCAAGAGCCGTTGGTTTGTCAGAAAGGTTGTTATATCCGAGGGACCCCGCCTTGGCTGATAACTTACCCTGTACCTCGCCGGTGTTTAAATCGAGAAATGTTTCTCCGTCAGCGGATGTGAGTTTTCCGGTTATAATTTGCCGGCCCGTTATTGTAGACGCTCCATGTGTCAGGGATATTGTTCTTTCCCCGCTTACAACCTCATTTAGAATCCCTATCGTAAAGTAATAATACAGACCCGCTGGATTAATCAGATACCTTGTTGATGAGAATATTACCTGTGATGAAGTGGTTGCCTTGCTCGCTCTTACGTAAATATAAAGAGGTGAAGATGCCAGGGCGGTGTGAATGCCGGATGATACGGTCCATGTTTTCTCTGCTGACTCAACTGTTAAGTGCGTAAGTGTCCCGGGCGTATTGTTAACTTTAGTAGTGTCCCCGCCCGGAGCTACCTGAAACTCCACGTTATTCATAATGAGTTGCTGGCCCTTTAATAGCTCAGACACTTTCCCGGGATCAATAGACCCCGGACGAATCTTCTCGTTATCAAGAAATCCATCTTCCTCAAAGATCGTATCTGAAAGATCGGCGGTGATTTGATACCCCCGCCTGGTTCTTTGCAGAGATCCATCCCTTTTAAGTACAACATCCCTTTCAAGACTGTTTCTTTCGTTCTCGATTTTTTTGAAATAGTTAATCAGGATTCTGTCAGATAGTTTCACGGTGTACTTATACACATTGGTAATATTCTGTGTGAAATCAACGATTCTTACATCTGTTCCACCGGGCGCAAGTTCTGAGTCTGTGATAGTGATAACGTCACCGATATCAAGTGATATTGCTGCTGATTTCAACGCATGCCAGTCCATTTCAATCTCATATACCGGACTTGGAGAAGATATTTGGCTTAAATATGCCGTTGCCTCAGAAAGAAGTTCGTCTTCAGCTGCTGTAATATAAGCCGGTGGCATTTTAATATCTACAAAAGTAAATTGGTCGCCAATTGTCGGAATGAAAGATCCAGAGGGCCATATAACCCCCTGCTCATCAGTGTGGGTTTTAAAATAAACCTCCTTTGTTGTGTTGTTAAATGAAATTATCTCAAACTCATATCCGGATAGATCTCCATTAACAAACACAATCTTGGCGGCAACCCCTTCAATTAAGTAAGTATTTAAATCAAAATCAATTGATGCGTCGATTATATGCTGGCTATCTGAGGTGGAGTCAACGGCGCCTACGAAGTGGGGGTATATATCCGGAAATTCTTTTGTCGCTTCTTTAACTCCATATGTGCCTGTATTTTGCTCTATGTAGTTGTCCGGGTATGTGGCATACTTTAGCCGGAGCTTTGATCCCAGCGGGGTCCTTGTCCTGCGGTCGGTATAATCCGGCCCCAGATTCTTTTCAGAACCGTATGGATACAGGCGGGTAATGATATTACTATTATTAACCTTTGTGCGCTTTATGTTATAAAGGCCGGATTTATACTCATACTCTAATCCCGTTGAGCTGCCTATTGTGGCGGTTAGATTAATTGATACGGGATCACCGCTAAAGTAATACTCCAATTCAAATTCCTGACATACGCGCTGCAGCACCTGCAGGCAGTTCTCGCCTGAAAAATGCAAAACCTTGAAATCTGTTGAAGTAACGCTGCCTGTTAGATATTCACCGGCTCCGAATACCCGGTTCATATTCTCCGCAATCAGGTCTATAAAGTCTTCCGCGGTGCCGGTAAGATAGAATTCCATATCACCATCGATCAGATACATGGCATCCAGAAGCTGGTAGTGCGGCCCATCAAATCGGATGGAGTATTCATAGTGCACATCGGATACCTTATTAAAGTCAGGAGCCTGCCGCACAGTGTATGTATGTCCGCGGAATGTAATGTAATCACCAATAAGGACTTCAACAAACGAATCATGCGAGAAAACCACGTTGATAAACTCATCTCCATTCAGTGTTTTTTGCAGGGAGGTTCCCTGGTCAATGGAAGGGGATAGTATAACGGATGCCGATCTATAGATGTCAATTGTATTCATATTATTCCTGAATTTTTAATTTCAAAAGGATTCTGGCCGTTTTGGTCTTATAGTTAATATCAACCGCGGCACCCCCGGTGAAGTATGTTGTTTTTGTGTCTCCCCGATACATAAAGGATTTAGTTCCAGCAGACATTAATACAGATTTCAGCTTATTAATGTTGGTTACAAGTGTGGCGATATTGACGTAATGCCCGGCCAATTGGATCCTGATAGTTCTGTTAGATCTGTATGCACTATAACCCTCCGGGGAATCGCCGTATGTGATTACCCGCTTGTCATATTCCGGCATAATACCATACCCAACAACCCTGGAGACCGTCAATCCGAAATCAGCTAGAAAATCATAACCTCCAAATGTTACCCCCGACCCTCCGGTTGCTGCAGGTGGTGTTCCGGGGGTTACTGTCTGCTCCCAGAATTCAAGGTCGATAAATGCCCTGGTGTTGGCGATGATCTGCCGGTTCTCGTCAATCTTAGCGAGCCTTACTGAATGCGTGCCGTAATGGGTGACAAGGGTAAGATCAGATCCTTTCAATGCGGCCTCCATGGTCTCGGTATTTGCGATGAAATTACTCCCTGAATAATAACCGTGGAGTGTTATTACTCTCCCGTTCCACTGAAGATCATCAGATGATACATAAGCCTCCACTCCGTTTGAATCTGCCCAGTTATGATCTGCATCTCCTAATCTTGCCGGAATGTCAAGCGCACCCCGGGAGGAAAGAACCTCAATATTGTAATCTGAAAAGCTATTCCCGTTGATCGTGTACATTATGCGTTATTTTGAAACATTAAGAGTAAATCATTCATTTTCTGGCTGATTATTTCCAGATGTTTGTTGTGCTTAGTGTTATCGGCAATGCGTTCCAGGTGCCCCACCATTTCCAGTTGATAGCCATTCATTTCCCTGACATCCAACCTAAGAGCACTCATGCTGCCGGCAAGGATCGATCCTGTTTCCTCTGTAATGTTCCTGCGTATAGCTCCGGATAGGCTGTTTGCGTTTTCAGATGCGCTTCCAAAAAAACCAGGTAATGCCTGGGTGAGTTGTTCCCATATAGCGCCTGCACCTTCGGCGCCCTCAGAAAATAATCGGGTGAACTTGTCAACCTCTGACTGAGTTAATTCATCATCCTCCAGCGCTGTTCCTAGGGAATCAAAGGCTTTAGTTAAAAATTCGCCGAGTATTTTTTCCTTGAAGACACTGAGTACTGCTTGTCCTAAAACCTCTTCTGCATAGCTGGCAAAATCCTTAACTGAGGTTTTCCCCTCCTCAAAGGCCTGGGCGATCTTATCGGCGAGATTAAACTCAGTTATACCACCCGACAAAAAATCACTATAGGTCTGTTCTAAATCAGCAAGGGTCGCCTTGGTATCAGCTAATTCCTGTTCCCTTTGCTTTCTTTCTTCCAAGGATAAGTCACCGCTATAAGAACTACCCCTTGGTCCGGGACTCATTTCAAGCTTCAGCAACTCGATCAGCATAGCAATTTTTATTTTTAGCAGCTCGATCTGCTTTTTATACTCATCCGACATATTGCCTTTACGAGGCGCCTGGTCAAGGATTCTATCTTGCGCAGAAAGCAGGTCATTGATTTTTTCTAGCTGCCTGATATACTGATCCGACTCTCTTTTTAAGTCTGAGAATAACCCTATCACAGCCACTGTGGTTTGCAGAACTCCGGATACAACAGCCAGCGGATTCCCAGTTGTTGTGCCGATTGCAATTTGTCCGATCCCTGATATTGCCCTTCCCATACTGGCAACCGCCCTTCCGGCCTTCTGGTCAATATCTCCAACAATACTTGAAAGTGCGGAAAATACATCAGATGCCAACTGAACAGCATCTGTCAAATCATTTCGGATCTCGCCCTCAATTGATTTGATCTTACCATCGATCTCATTTAGATCCTCGATAATCCCCTTCTTTTCCTCATCGGACAAATCTCCGCCCTCACTGAATGCTTTTCTTTTTGCATCCCCTACGGCTTTTAACCGCGTAAGTTCTCCCTGTAGCCACGTTATGCTTTTTCTCTCGATTGTCTTATAGTAATCTTCATATAGCTTAACCTGCTCTTGAATCACCCCCTGAATGGCTTCGAGCTCTTTCTCTTTAGATTCTATCTGCACCCTTAGTGACTCCCTGGCGGTGTCTGTGGTAGCTTCAATGTATTGCTGGTTCAATGCCTCGATCTGTTGACGAATGCCCAAAATGGAGCCCTGAGAGCCTTGGTTTTCTGCTACCTGCTTTTCCTTTTCCTTTAATCCAAGGAGTAGTTCAAGGGCTTGCAGTTCGGCGCTATATTGCTGCAGTAGCTCTTTTTTGGCTGCAATGGCAATAAGATCCATTTCGCCCTGAGTGCCTGAAAGATCTTTTAACTGGTCTTCGGTCTCGGAAATCTTTTTTAGAAGGCTTTCGTAGTAATTTAGAATTTCGGAGCCACCTTCTCCGCCAGGCCCACCTTCTGCGCCAGATCCACTAGATTTTTTATTAAACTCACTCAACATTCCCGACCATGTTTCAACCATTCCCTGCAGGTAATCAGTGTATGGCTTTCCTTCTGCCTTTAGTTCTGCGATATCTAAAAAGGCTTCTGTAAATGCCTTTGGATCATACTTAACAAACCCGGTCTGCTGTGAGATGTCGTACAGAAATTCATTATATACATCCATGGCAATCTGTGAGCGTTCAAGCATTCCCCGCTTAATCTTACCATTGCCCGCTACAATCTCCTTATCAATAGCATCATTGATCGCACCGATAAACTCCGGAAGCCGGTCCGCTCCTTTCATTTTGGTAAATACCTGAGTGAAATCACCCATCTTTTTTTCAAACTCCCTGGAGTATTTATCAAGTTCGGAGGATAACTGTTCGCGGTATACCTTCAATCCTGCATTCGCCATCATGGCCTCGGTAACTCTTTTTTGTGCCGCCTCAATATCTTCAAGGGCGGTTTTTTCATCAATCAGGTTTTTAAGGTAGCTGCCATACCTGGTATTGATAAGTTCGCGCGCCTGGTTCCAGTCCTCAGTCCCTTTTTCAGCGGTCTTTAATTTATTAAACAGGGCATTCAGTGAGAATATATCGCTACTTATACTTTCAACAAGTCTTGCGGATACCCGCGTAGACTGATCTACCTTTTTATTATAGGCGGTAAAGGCGGTCACTGCAGCTGTAAGTCCAAGAACAACAAGTCCAATAGGGTTGCTGGCAAATGCAATTCTAAGTTTATTCATTGACAGGGCGGCTAAATTAATTGCCTTTCTCATGATCTGCGTTGATAACGCCGCCCCGTTAGCTGTAAGGGCATAGGCCGCAAGCGATACAGTGGCAATCTTTATGAACTCAACGTACTTTTCTACCTGGCCCGTTGCAAAGGCATCATTCATGGCCCTGGCAAAACCCGTGGATTTATTTGCCACCCAATCGCCCAATGGCTTTAGCGCAGCGTCAATATTGTTTTTCATAATCTTCGACTGATTAATCGAAGACTGAGCCATTTGAGAATAGGCCTTATCGGCGGCCCCGGCTGAATCTGCTATGGCCTGCAGATCTTCAGCAGCCCCCTTTGCGTTTTTTCCTGTGGTTTGAAGGATCGCCAGTGCGCCTTCGACCCGGCCGGTAAATTCTTTGAGGTCCTTACCGGAGGCTTGCGCTCTATCGGCAATCTCCTGCATAGCATCCTGAAAACTCATAGCATCAGACCATCCTTGACCAAGCTCCTCATTAACTGCAATAAGTGCCGCGCGGATCTGAGTGAGCGCAACCGGGGTGGTGGTACCTTGTTTTGTGATCGATGCAATGGCGGCGGCTATCTCGTTAAATGAAACACCATAGGCCGAAGCAAGTGGAGCGGCCTGCGAGATTGATGCGGCCATTTCTCCGAATGTGGTTTTTCCAAGCCTTACGGCGGTAAAGAAGGTGTCAGATACAGCAGCGGACTGCTCAGCTGAAAGGTTCCATGCATTAAGCACCGTTGTCATACCATCAGCCGCGGTTGTAACATCAGTCACACCACCGACGGCCGCCCGGGAAGCTTGATTCAATAATTCAAGTCCTGCAGCACCATCATAACCGGCCGATACAATCTGATAATAGGCTTTAGCCAGAGCATTGGCGCTCTGTGGAAGCTCGCGGGACATGTCAACGATCATGTCTGAATACCCTTCAAAATCTCCCTGTAAGGCCGCTGAGATAGTCAGCACCTCACGCATGGACTGCTCAAATTCTTCTGAGAAATTTTTAGCCTGTATAGCAAGTCTTTTAAAAGCAATCCCACCGCTTAAGGCCAGTCCGGCAAATACATCCATTTTTGATACCTGTGAGGATAGCCCGCGAAGTATGCCAACAGACTGCTGGCGGCCCTGAGATAGTCCTGTTGTATCAATGCCGGTGGCCCAATATAGAGCGCCGTCGCTGTTTTGAAGTCCCATTATATGTCTATTTTATCAATATATTTTTTTACCCTTTTAGTTCCGTCAATTGTAGGCATATCAATCCACTGGTATTCCCCATCCTCATCACGCTGCACCGCATTTTCGCTGTTCATATAATGATGCTCTGCGAACATCTCATTAAGCACCTGCTGATCCATTTGCCACAGTACATATTCGGGCGTGAATCCGAATGCCTTATTGGCAATTACAAGTGTTGCAGCTGGAGAAATCAGTTTTTCCAGCTTTCCAGATTCTTTTGCATGGCTATTATCTCCGTGCTTTTCAGGCCCACTTTCATTAGATCGGTGGTAGATTTTGTAAAAGACAATGTTCCCATACGGAACAATACAGCATTAAGCAGCGCGTGCAAATCATTGAATGTGAGGTTCTGTTTTAAAAACGCCTCCATGTACCCCGGGTATTTGCCTTTTTTATTGTGGATGCCGAGACAGATAATTTTAATGATAATTGAGGCGTTCTTTTCAATAAGCGCGGGCGCATCAGGATGAAAGGGGATGTCTTTATTGGCAGAAATCTTCTCAAACTCCTCCTTTTTTATCTCTGCGCATAAGGGAGTGATCCGCATTACCGTACCTACCTTTATCAGGTTGATTGTAATGTGGCTGATCTTTACTCCCCGTGGCAACATTGATCCATCCTCTGTAGTTATGGGGAATTTTGCCGATGATCCTGTGATAAGTTCAGACTGTAATTTCAACAGCCCAAGTATGTCATCCATGTTTTTTAATAAAATATAAAAAGGGCCTGCCCATAACAGACAGACCCTTTTCGGATATAGAAACATGGATCTTTAGGTTGCAGCTACAATCTCACGGATAAATGGAGTATTCACGACTCCGGCATCCGTTTTAGCTTCCTGAATGTAACATCTGACCAGCAGTTGTTCTTCTGCTTTTTTAGCGGGTGCCTGATTAAACCTTGATACGATCTTGGCATTCACAATAGTATACTCGATTTGTTCAGAATCTTTCGCCTTGCTTGTGATTTTGACCGTCTGGTTGATCTCAGGTACTGACGAAGGAGCGCTCCACTTATCGCCTGCCGCTACTCCCCCGGCAAGAGCCGCGAGGGTCGCGGCCTCTGGGGTGATAAGGGCAAATTCGATATACTCGGGATCCTCTTTTGTCAGGATAGTGATAACAGGGATGTCGCTTGTCTCACTCATAATATTCGTCTCGGTGGGTTCTGAGAATGAGAAAGACACGCTCCCCTCAGCGACAGGGTCAGTAATGGCGGCCAGGGTTGCTCCCGGGACACCGTCACCAACGTCGCCGTATTCAATTTTTTCAATTCCAATTGCTATGCTCATGATATTTATTTATTAATTGTTAATATAAATCTTATCGTAAAACAGTCAAATCCTTTCTTTGCGTTTTCAATTAATGCGGAAAACTCTTTGTCTATATAGCAGTAATAACCTGATGTGTTGGCTGATTCAATACCAGTGTAAACATCCGACCTGATAGCCTCCAGTCTTGGTCTGTTGACCATTGCGTTGGGCGCCACGGGTACGAAAATATTCAGGTTAACTGAAGTATCGTTGGTTGCGTATGAAGATGGCCCACTTGACGGTGAGTTGATAACAATATGTTCGCCCGCCTGATTCTCGGGTGATTTATCTTTGAACGCCACAACCCCAACTGAGGCCAGGGCGCTAAAGATTATGTCAACTGCGTCAAAATTATCAGCCATTTTTCAATACTTCTTTAAGTGTGTCCCGTAAAAACTTATCGGTATATGTCACAGCTCCGGCAATAACGTCTTTACCTTCAATGCTCTCAACTGCGAGCGCGTAATCCATTCCCGCTACAAGCACAAGTATAATCCCTTTGTTAAAGCGCGAGGAAACTAAGGCAATAAGCTTTTTACTTTCAATTACTCCCTTTTCCCCCTCAGTTCCCGCTTGGGCAACCTGATAATCCTCATGAATTACACTGCCGCTTTTGATAATGGCATATCCAATTGAAGATCTTAAATTGCCGGTAATGTTATTATACTTGCCGCTTATTCTTGCACGCTTGACGCCATGCTCTCCTGCATAGGACAATACTTCAATAAACTTCTTTTCTGCATCCTTCTGAAACCTATCAAAGAACCTTCCGATATCTGTATCGTTAAAATTTGGGGTTAATCCAGCCATATCTTAGAGTGTGACTGTTTCTCCTGCCAGTATATAACTCTGTAAGTGTTTCCTTGTACAGTTAATGTATCAGCGTTATCTGGTTTGTCGGCTTGCGTGAAAAAGATCTTGTTTGTTTCGACCCAGTCGCCTGAATCTGACTTAACCTTTCTCGGGGACCCTGTGGTCTGCAGTCTGCCGGTTATGGTGGTATCGGTATTTATTGAGGAGACGTACTCTCCATCTGTTACCGTTACCGCCGATGCTGTTACTGTTGCTGTATGAGGGTATCTTACCACATGCTGGTTCTTGATGTTCCTGACACTTCCAGTTTTGCCGCTTTCTCGGGCTCTCCATTCTCCCGGTACAACCGCTTTGCTGTTGCCTTTAGTTCAGCCGATTTCTTAATGCTCAGGTCCCCTTCTGAAAAATCAGGGTTGTTAACTATGAACATGTATGCATCAGCGACACATAAAGCCACAACTCCGCTCATTGATGCCACATAGTCGACCGAACCCATGAGGGCCCGGTCAACCAGCAGCTTATCAATAAAGTTGTCCTGAATATCGGACAGCCCCGGAAAGGACAATATTGCCTGTTTTACAGTCATGTTATGACCAGCTTGTTCCGTTTACCTTCAGAATGTAGACACTGTCAACATCATTGAACACTGGGAAGGCATTAGCTTGTCCTTTAGTGAACTCTCCGAAAGGTTCAAGATCGCTCCACTTGGAGATCAACACGTGATCTCTTTTGATCAGCGTTGCTTTCTTTGCAATACTCTCAGCGCTCTCCTCGGCAATAGGCCCGTGAAGAACCTTACCGATTTTCATGTCGGGAATAAAGGAGACATATCCGGTTTTCCAGGGGGCAACATTCGAAAGTGTGTGCTCTGCATTCTCAAAGCGAACCTTTGAATCCACTACCATAACCCTTGGTAGAAGCATAGCTTCCATCATAGTGTTAAGGTCTTCGAGGGATACGAGGTTTTTCCTCGATGTTGAAATCCTTTGGAAGGCGGCAAATGTATCCTTTACCTCCGTGGTGGCGAGCGCGTAGTTCAACGTGCTTTTATCCATTACAATGTAAGATACATTATGTCCATTATCCTCTGCTGATGTGACTACGGTGCGGATATCGGTTATCGGGGTTGCGCTTGCAGCGGTACTCCATACAGTGCCAACAGCAGTCTTATTACCCGATGGAATACCAAAATCAACATCAGTTTCAGTGATTACGCCGTTGTTGTTGTTAGCGTCCAGAGATAGCCCTCCGTATGAAAGTGCCTGCATGCACAAAAATTCAGTACGGGCCAGAACTCCTTCATAAACGAAATCAACATCGTTAAAGACAATGTCAAGGATTGCCGAACGGTTCGTGTCGTTGGCTAACGCTTTGAGCGTCATGTAATCATTATAATCCTTTTCATCCATCTTGCGCTTGATCCCGATTTTCGGAATATCTCCGTTTGCTTTGGAGACTATCCTGCGAGACTTAAGTGGTGAGCTGGCGTTATACTCGATAACATCAGCCATAACAGGTGATCCGGAGGAGCCTGCAAGAGATTCCCAGGTTAACTGGGTGGTATACTTCAAAGGGAAAAACATTGTCCAAAACATTCTTTTGAAAAATGCATCCCGGGCACGGTTAACATACGCCTCTAAGGTCGATTTGTTAAGCTCTTTTAATAGTGATCGTTCCATTTTGCTTTAATTTTTAGATGAATCGAATAAGTGGAAGATGCGCTTTCAATGTGGCATCTACCGGGAAGGCAAGTAGTGACTCATTGACAGTACCGCGAACCATAATACCAGCTCCCTTATTCGCTTTGGAAAGATCAACGCTGTTAAGAGTAATACCTGCAGGAGTGTATTTCAGGACGCCATTGCCGGAAGCTGCCGTAGCAGTTGCCTGCGCCAGTACGTCACCGTCACTCATTACAAGTCCAAGGGTCGTGCCTACTGTGATTGTGTCATAGTCGTCTTCGGTGGTGGTAATGGCGGTAATTGCAATTGCGGCCGAGCCGGTAATTACAGAAGCCATAATAACATCGCCGACCTTAAACTCATGACCCTTAAGGACCTTATACCCAGTCTCATCGTTTGCCTCGTCTTCATACAGCTCAGCTGTTTTAACAAGGTGGTAAAGACCATTAGAATCGACCCCAACAAGGGCTCCTTCACTTAATTCAGTGGTGCCTGATTTAAAATCATCCGGCTCGATAACACCACCGCCTGGAATATCTTCAAGTACCGCTTCGATACATAAAGACCTTTCTGTGCCGGTTTCTTTTGCTACATACATTTTGCAGAAATTTTTAGTTAATACTTAATTCTCTGCTTGTTCGGGATACTTTTCATTCAGATAGTCTGTCATCTCCTGTTTTTCCAACCCATCCGACCCGCCTGATCCAGGTACATATGTACCTTCCTTTACAGCGCTGTTGATTGTCTCTTGCTGGAGGTCAACATATTCTGCTTCCAGTTCTTTAACCTGCTCCTCCAATGGAGTTTCAGATTCAAGTTCCAGGCGTCTGACCCATTTCTCGCGGTATTTCTCAGGAATCTTTGAAATAGCCATGATCTTTAGGGCCTGATCTCTTTTTGTCCCGACTTCCTGACTCTTAGTGATCCCATGAATAGTGCTTTTAAGTTCTGAGTTTTCCTTGATGAGCTTCTGCGCCCACTTTGGAACCTTCTCATCGCCCTGATCATCTATAAGATCTTCCGGGTCATCGTCGTTACTTTTCTGTGACTTTCCGTCCTTCAGATTGTGCTTTTTCTCGTACTCTATTACTGCCTTATCCCGGGCGGTCTTAGAGGCCTGTCCAATGCGGAAGTCCGTTTCTGATTGAATAATGTCGTCATACTTCAGCCCGTCAACAACGTTCTGAATTTGATCTTCCCCGGTTACCGTCTCAGCCTTTTTAATGGCGATCCTTTCGAGGGTGGCGTCCTGAACCCCTTGGAATTTGGTTTTCAGTGCTGCCAAAAGTTTTTCCTTCATAAGCTTTTTTTTATACAGTTTAAAATATAAAGCTTGTGGTATACGAAGGTATTGGTATGAAAAAACCCGGTTAGTGCCGGGTCGATGGTATAAGTATATGATACATGTTTAAATAAAACGCTACTTACTTTTAATAATTACCCCCTTGATTGTTGGCGGATTGTCAATTGCCTTCTTGGGAAAGTACGTCCCGTTTTTCTTTGTGAAGTTATCTTGTAGCCAATAGGGTTTATTTGGCATGGCTGTGATTTTCTGTGAACGATCCCTCACATAATTAAAAGCGCGCGGGGGAATTCCTTTCACCTTTTCACCGGCGGGGATCGTGCCTGAATTGATATACTGAGCGAACTGATCCATTTTCAGCATTATGGGAACGATATAGCAGTAGCATTGAGGATGCCAGCCTGAAAATACGAAGTTCTTAGGGTATTCTCCGGCCATTTCATCGCAGATATCATATTCAGGATGACCGGCCGAAAGCCTCACCTCATAACCATTTACAAAATCAATTTCCCGCCACCTGACCTGATCGCTTAACCGATATGCCATATTGGTTTCTGTTCTGGTAAGTCTTACGGCGTTCTTATAAGATGATCTATACTTGCCGCGGCCCGGGTGATACCCCTTCATCGGCTTTGATGGCTTTAACTCACCCGTCTGTGGATCGCGTACCCTGCGGAACTGTTTATCCGGATCCTTCAAAAACCCCCTTACATCCCGGGAGATTTGTGCGGCGCTCCTGCCTGTAGCCATGCCACTTTGCAGGTACAGTTCTATTTGAGTTTTCATCTCTCTTGTGGTTTTCCATATCCTTTGAGATACGCTGAATCCTTTTTCAACCCTGTCTTGAAACGCTTTTAACGCATCCATATTACGAAAGAAAAGCCCATCTTTAGCCACCTCACTTAAGGAAAGCTCCTTGATATACTCTTTTACAATTATATCGGTCTTATCGTGAGAAATATTCCACGCCTTAACGGTTTCTGTCTTCAGGTATCTCGACAGGCTCAACTCCAGGCGGCGAAGTTCAGAGTTAATGGCAGATTCAATGTCCCTGTTTCTTATCCATACACTCGCCCCCGCTTCACGGTATCGCCTTAGTAGTGGCGCAATAGCCCGGGTGAATTCATCGAATATAACAGAAATGGCCCGTTCCTGGGCCATTATCTGCGCGAGTAACCGCTTCTCATATTTCTTTATGCTTTCAATCATTCAGAACCTCGTAGTTCATCTGGAAAGTAACATCAGAAACAACTGAGACCTTACCCCTCTGATCTCGCATTATCCAGTGTCCAACTGGAATATCATATCTGGTTAATCGGGTATTGATCAGAAATCCATAGGGGCGCACCTCCACGGATGTAATGTTCTGAAACATCGGCCGGATGGACTTCTGGTCCACTTCATCAGCAAGCTCGCGGGTGAGTTGCACCACTTCGTATGCGTTTTTATTTCTTGCTTTCATTTTTCGCCTTTTTTGTTGTCTTCGCCTTGATTGTTCCGAAATTCCTTATAACGCTCACGGGGTTTACTCCCCAGGCACCAAAGGGGGCGGGCTTGTATGGATCTGATTCGCATATCACAACAGCTGCATGCCTTTGAATCCTTCCGTCCGAAAAGGTTAGTTCCATGGTGAATGATTTTTTCACATTCGAAACATTGGAAAAGGAGGTAATTGAATAAGACTTGATTAACCAATCCTCCGATCCGAAATGCTGCTTTAAATCTTCCTCCGACTTGGTGTACGCCCAGGTCATCTGACAGGTGTCCATCATGGCAGAGAAATCCCTGTCTTTCCATGCCTTTAAAAAGGCTTCAAGTTTATTTCTTGCTTCCATTACCTGCCTCCTTTCTTTGCCGTGGTTTTTTGACGGCGGGTTTGTTTTCTTCGGGTGCGGGTTTTGCCACCTGAGCATCCATCTCCTTTTGAATCAGAGCCTGAATCTGATCTGCGGTTACTCCTTCAGGAACATCAATCCCCATGTCTTCTGCTTTAGCAAGGATCTCGCTGTGGTCAGGTAAAGGCCCAGAATCAGGTTCTTTTGCGGGCTCTTTTTTGGCCGGGGCGACTGGTTGTGGTTTCTTTTCACCACTTACCCGCTCAACGCCTACCATTTTAATAGCCTCAATGTTGTCCGGATCAACACCCCAATCTCCCTGTGCGCTTTTTTTACCCGGCCACGATTCGCAAATCATACCCGCTTTTGCATTTCCGGTTTTACCCTCTGCATTGAAGGTAACAACATGCACTTGTTCGGTTGGCAGCTCTTTGATTACCTGTTCGATCAAAAAGGATACATTCTCCGGTAAATCTTTGAATTGCTTTTTCAATACATCAGGACCATTATTTTCAGCCCATGTTTTAGAAGTAAGCCCGTGGGCTTTTTTAAAATCGCCCGCGATAATTGTGGTAAAGAACATAAATAGAACTTCGTGTGATTTCATATATCAAAATTTAAATGTTAAATGATTCGTTAAGTTGTGTGCTTGACTCAGAGCGGATCCGGTCAATCTCCTGATCTGTATCTTTAGCCAATGGGTTTAACTGAGATGCGGATTCCTGGCTCATAATTGGCTTACCACCGGTAGCGGTTACTAGAGAATCAATGAAATTAGCTATGTCCTGTGGAAGCGATCCGCTGAAAGTCACATCGATATTCTCCAGAGATTCATCGTTCTTGTACTTAATGGAGGTCACGTTCTGCATCCCGGCGAGGATAACGGATATGCATCTTTTCAGCGCCGGATCGAATATCTCCATTTTCTCCTCTCTGGCCATGAATGCATCCATAAACATTAGCTCCATGGCAACCCCGGATACATTTCCAACGCCTTTTATGTTGTTAAAGGAAAGGTCCGGCGTGCTGGTCATGGCAAAGATAGAGTCCCAGGAGGTTTCAAGATCCAGCTTCACGGATTCCGGCACCTGGTCCCAAGTGGCATATTCAGCATCACCATGGATCTGCTTACCGGAAACATCATCCTCGTACATGGGGAATTCAAGTACCCGGCCTACCTCGTCCTTGCCGGGCATCTTTGAAACTTTACCAAAAATTTTCAGCAGTGGTTCTGAGAAGTAGTCATTGGTATCTGCAAGGCGGGACATGCGGTTTTCAAAGTTATCGATCATCGCTGAAACTCCATCCCATTCGGGTTCTTCCTGCTCAACATATACAACAGGAATCTTGCCGAATAAATTTTTCTGATCTCCGCCCTCATCGGGAGTCCATGATCCGTCTGACATGGTGTAGGTTATTGTCTTTTCAGTGGTATAGATTCTTGCTTTTTCTACAGCCTTATCATCGATGTTAATTGTTTTGAAGCGATAAATAAAGGCATCCATATCGCCCATATCGTCAAAGTGTGGATAAAACTCCCCACAGGACTTATCAAGCACCTTTGATCTAATCTTTACAGCGTTTTTCCCGTCAATTATAACAGGGGCGGGGTAAAATATCACGGCCGACTTTGTTTCCTTCATGCATGTTCTGGCGAGCTTTTTCAATACATTCTGCATTTTCAGCGACTCATCCCAGATCTCTTTAAAAACATTCAGCGCCTCGCCACTCTGCTTTGATCCAATGGTCATTTCACCGCCGAACATAAAGTGGGTTCTGGCCCGAACTATCTTCTTTGGAAATGGAAGGGCGATCTTTGATACTACAACAACCTTGGTTCCTGTCTTTGTTACTGCCCCACCTGCATCTTCAGAGAATATATCAACGGTTTTATTCTGACGGTTGCCTACGGACTTTGGTCTTCGGGTGCGCTCGCCTTTATACTCCTGAATATACTCATCGGTTTCGCGATCTTCGCGGGTATCCTTTGATAGAATACCAATAAGCTTTTTAAGATCTTCCCCGTGCTTTTCGAGAAGCTGAATGTATGAGGCCATTTATTTTTCTTTAAAATATAAATCAAGGCAGTCCGAGGGCCGACTTACTTATATACTTGTTATCGTCGATAATTGTAATGAACTGAAAGTATTCTCGCATCATCATCATATCAAGTATATCTGGAGATTTGCCGATGATATTCTTCGTCTGATCCTTGGGGGTTATAGCCTTCTTGCCGTCATGGTCAGGCTTGTCTTTTTTAATTCCTTTTCGTTCATGCATAACATGCTCCTCAAAGGTCTTTCCTTTGATTTTGCGATTGGCTACATCGGGGGGTATGTAGTATCCGTCAAGATCTATCTGATCAGCGAATTTGTAATAACATTGGGTTTTAAGGTTTTTATAATTCTGTCCTTTGCGGGCCTTTGATCCGTTGTTAAAGGCTCTGGCTCCTTTGATAAACCCATCAATAAAAGCACCGGCTCCATCATCATCATACACCACCCTTGATTGCGGTATCTTATGTTTAAGGGCAAAGGTTTTAAGTCTTTCGATTATCTGCGGCCCTTTAGATTTCTCCATAAAATCAATGTCAATAAGCCTGCGGCCATCCCAGGCACCCATAATAAACAGGTCTGACCCTTCAAATGCGATATCTGCAGTAATGCATCGGAGTCCTGGAGATACGAACTTATTCGAGAATACGTCCTGCATCTTTACATAATTAATAAGATCAGTTCCATCAATTCGTATCTTCCAGTTCCCATCCAGCAGCTGGGCTTTTGTTTCTGCATCCTGTGCCATGAGATTACCCAGATATCCTGGGTCTTTGCGCAGCAGCTCTATATTCTCATAAATCGTTCCTGGTATAAAGGTGGCTGATTTCACAAGGTCATTTGGGTCCGTGTTTGGCTCGGCGGCTAAAAGCGGGCCTGTAATATGCTGCACTTTTTCCAATACTTCACCCTTCGACCCCCCCCACACATATGCATCTGAATCTTTGATGAAGTACCGAAGCACACCTGATCTCTCAGGAATTGCAAACCCCGTGTCCTGATCGATCCACCACTCAATGAACTTTGCCACCCATGAATCGGGATCAGGATTGCATGTTGCCCGAACATACGGCTTTACTCCGCATGTTGACCTGTTTCTGGAAAGCAGATAGAAGAACATGTTTTCCGAGAAGTGGGTTAATTCATCGAAGCAATTTTTATTTATAAGACCACTCTTTGAGATATAATGATTATCTTTATTAATAGTTAAATCAATAACATCAAAATAATCAACGCATGTCCAATCGAAAGTACTTAATACACAACCCTCTTCCGAAATCTGTTTTGAACCATTGTATGGGTGTAAAAACTCGAACCCTTCATGGATATAAGGATGAATATTGTCCTGATCATTTGTTTGCATCTGATAATGGCTATGTCCCTCAACATAGGCTAATAATGGAGATCCATTTGAAACGATATCTTGCGAGAATTGAGCACATACACCATATAAATGGGTTAAAAGATGATAATCGAATAGAAAATCTACAAATTGTTTCAAAGAATGAGCATCGTCGAATACACGCTGGATTGGATCGTGAACATTCAGGACTTCTACCTCTTGATCGCGACATAGTGAAAGAAGCTTTAAAGCGTTTTGGCTCGATAAAAGCCGCCGCAAGGCATCTAAATTGTCATAATCAGACGCTTCGAAATCGCTTTCCTGACCTTCTTGTAGAATATAAGAGAAAATCTCCCGCTCAATATACTGATTATGAGTTGAAATCTGAGGTTCTTCGCCTTGCTGTTTCAGATAAATATGGGCTAAGAGATATAACAAAGAAAACGGGGGTTTCTGCCCGAACGGTAAAGCGCTTTTGTGAAAAAGCTGGAATAAATTATGTTGAAAAAATTCAATCGTATGGTCGTAAGAAATCCATCCGTAATTAGTTAATATTTCATGATTTGAAGATACTTCTTGCGCTTCTCCATTATCTAATCTAATAGAAATTCCTCTTTTGAAATTTAGCAACCCCTTTTTTGTAAGCTTAGAATACCCTTTCAGTGTTTTTATTTCATCTCCAACATTTAAATCCTCGATCTTTACCGGTCCTTTTTTGGTTTTAATTAAAGTACCCACTTTACAACATATAAGTGGAATTTGACTACCCTGCCAGTCCAGCTTGTTCTTTTCATATTCAAGGTGCGAAAACTTAACCTTTGCCCCGGATGGGAATTTCCACTCATGGTTTGATTCGTTTGGCTTGGCCCCAGATATGTTTGAAAATAGCCCCATGGATGTATCCCACAATCCCCCCGGGGCCTTAATCTGTGGGTATGTTCTTCTAAATGTAACGCATGAAAAGCCTTTTAGATTATGGTTTCGCACGCTCTCCATTAGCAGGGCGTAGGTTTTACCTGCGCCCGCAGATCCTCCCCCTATGACAATATCGGCAGGGGAAGATAGGAACTCGGTCTGAAATCCCCGTTGCGGAGTGATGCGCGTTTCATTCATTCAGAGCTATTCACGCCGATTTTATTACAATCTCACATGATACCCCCATCTCTCTGCATGCCCTGTTAAGCAGGGTAATAGCCTTGTCAATTGATACCTCGGGGTCTTCTTTGTAATCCTTGATCTGTGCAGCCTGGTAGCTATTAATGGGTTTAAACACCGGTGAATCTAAAGCGTTCACAACTGACTCCTCCTTCGGGGTTTCTTTTATCGGGACCACTTCATCTGATTCCTGATAATCAAAGAATGTATCCACCTCAATCTCTGCTGTGGCTTTTTGTTTTTTCGGGCGCCCTACTTTTTTTGCGGGCTTTTCAGGAGGTATCACCACCCCACCCATTGCGTAACGCTTGTTGAAGTCCTGTAGCTTTGCAAGGGTGCTGGCTTTCATTGGTAGTAATTCAGGACCATCGCCCCAGTCTATAATCTGCTTAAAGGTGGCGTGTGCAAGTTCGGATTCAAGTAATAGCCAGGTCTGCTTTGCGCCTGCTTCCAGAAGTTTGCCAACAATCTTGCGGAAGTCTGTAACTATTTCTGATTTACTCATTGGTTTTTGGTTTAAGTTAAAAAGTATATGCAGGTTCTTACGTCTGTTCCGGGTCTGGTTGCCAGATCGTTTACCAGCCTTTTGGATCCGTGTGACTGCCTTCTACAGCCAGAACAGAGCTGTTGATCTAATCCTCCGCATTGTTTGATCTGTTTTTTCATCTCGTTATATTGGGTGTTTTTATCTCGTATTATTGGGTACTTTAATATCCTGCACATTCTCCGCAATAGACAATTCCCTCGTTATCTGCCAATTCTTTCTCACATGCCATGCAGCGGGAGGGTGTAATGACCTTCATTATTCGGTTCGCTAAATCGTCCACTCCGCCATTTTCACTTAGGAGTATTTCTATAATTTTATCCTTCATCACCTCCTCCTTCCTGCTCAACCTCCCGGCCATTACTCGGAAGTACCAACACATACCCGCTTATCTCCTTATCGCCTGACTTGACATCCAGCTTCTTTGGGGCTTCGTATCCCAACATCTTGCAGATCCGTTCGATGGAGACAAGTTTGCCGTGTAGTTTGAGCTCAATGCCATACTTTGTATCCTTCATGGATTCAATGGCCCGAACCTGCATCTCTGAAAGCTTTGAAAAGTCTTTAAAGGCAAGGGCGGAAGACATTACCATGATCTGATCCCCCCGCTCATCCACCTGCCCTGTTGAAACTGGAACTTGTTTTAATTCAAGGTAATCAGTTATTTTAGCCTCCATAATTGCCCGAAGTTCATACATAATTCTGTCCTTTTCAACGTCGTGTGCTTTTCTGAACTTTTCCTGCAATTGTTGAATGCGGGCCGAAACGGTGCCGTGTCTTAACATATCCTTTGCCCTGCGATGTATAGTCTCTGTCTTCATGCGAGAAGCGTTATAAGCGCGTCTGTAAGATTCCGACGCATTACCTGTCTCGATGTACTCATCGCAAAATTTAGCTTGTTTGGGTGTTAATTTCGTTTCCATGCCTTAAAATATATATTTCATTGAATTGCTTTCTATTTATTTGGTTAATAATTCTGATATGTGTACAAAAGGTATATCTATGAGCGAGTTATACACAATATTGGCTTAGGTCAGTGCATACTTCAACTTCATTACCCCAAGCTTCCCAACCTTCGTGGTTCTCCCTTGCAAATAATTCTATCCTATTAACATCAGAAAAGAGTTTTTCTATTCGTTCTCTTGCTTCCATTGGTTTTTTACTGTGTTTTGTTCTTTCAGCTTCAATCAATTGCCTAACGGTATTATCAGTTTTCAGTTTTCCCATTGTGCCACGCATACCA